CACGGGCGCTGCCACCCTGGCCACTGCCGGACTAACGGCGGCTGGTCAGAAGTACTTGAAAACCCAGCAGGATCAGCTGGGCAAGCTTCAAGACAACAATGATGCGGTCAAGGAGGCTAATCGGTACATCGCCGCCCATGCCGAGCTTTCCGCCGGCGACCGGGCCGCTATTCTGTCCACCGCATATGCGACAAATGTTCAGACGGCGGCAAACAAGGACGCAACTGCTGAAACGAAGAGAAATAGCTCGGAGCTCAAGGCCAATCAGAAGGTTTTCGAGACCGCACAAGAAAACTATCAACGCCAGATTGAGTTACTCAACACCACCGCCGACAAGCAAAACAAGGCCACTGAAGTTGAAAAGCTTTCGTTCGAGATGTCCTCCGGGAAGTACGCGGCGCTGAATGACAGCCAGAAAAAGTACCTGGAGGGCCAGGCGAAGGAGCTCGACGCGGCCAAAAAGCTGCAGGCCGCCAATCTGGACGCCATCAAGCTTGCTGCTTTCAGCGGCAATCTCAATGAGGGCGACCGAACCGCCCAAGACGGGCATGACCTTGAGTTGGCTGGTGCTGGGCAGGGTGACAAGTACAAGCAGCGCCTGAAGGAAACTCTAGAAATCCGACAGGATTTCGATAAGCAAATGCGGGAGTTGCAGGCCCAGCAGAATAGCGGCGATATCAGCCCTCAGCTCTACAAAGACGAGACAGACGCTCTGCAGGAGTCCCTGGCTACTCGCCTTGTCAGCCAGCAGGATTACTACAATCAGGTCGATGAGGCACAGTCCAATTGGATGGATGGTGTTCACTCTGCCTGGCAGAACTATGTGGACGCCGCCCAGGATTATTCCCAGCAGGCTGCGGATGCTACATCCTCGGTTTTGAACGACGCTACCAGCGGTCTCGGAACGTTCCTTTCCGATGTCGCGAGCGGCGCCGAGACTGCTGGCGATGCTCTTGGAGACCTGGTTGCCAACTTCGCCAAGTCGACGCTGAAAACACTCGCAGATATGGCGGCGCAGTGGCTGATATACCAAGGTGTCCAGCTTCTGGTGGGCAAAACCACTCAGGCAAGTGCGCTGCCGCTGCTGGTTGGCAATGCCGAGGCGACATCGCTTCAGGCCGGTCTCGCTGCGTTCGCAAGTACCGCGGCGATTCCTATCGTTGGTCCGGCGGCGGCGCCGGCGGCAATGGCCGCTGCACTCGCGGCGACATCGCCGATGGTTGCTGCTGTTTCATCAGCCGCGCTCGCCGGCATGGCGCATGACGGCATGAGCAGCATCCCCAAGGAGGGCACCTGGCTGCTGGACGGCGGTGAGCGAATCGTCACGCCGGAACAGAACAAGGACCTGACCCGGTTCCTGAATAATACCGACAGCGCCCCGGCGCCGGTCGGTGGCGCAAGCATATCTATCAATGCGCCGATTACCGTACAGGCGCAGCAGGGTGTCAGCGATCAGGATGCACAGCGCCAGGGCCAGCAGATGGGGCAGGCGCTGACTTCCGAGATTATTCGGGTTCTCCAGGCAGAGATGAATCAGGGCGGCGTGCTCTGGAGGAAAGTCGGATGACAGAGACGTTCAGCTATTGCACCAGGGTGGGAGCGTCAGGTGATATCGCACAGCGGGTTTGGGCCAATGACTTTGGCGACGGCTATTCGCAATCTGGCGGTACCGGAATTAATACCAAATCGCAGTCGTGGGATCTGAGCCTGTCCGGGATGCTCGTCCCGGGCGATGACCTGCAGGCGGTCGCGGATTTTCTCGATCGCCATGAAGGATACAAGTCATTCTTTTGGACACCACCTGGCGGAGCACAGGGTCGGTACAAGGCCAACGGTTACAAGCTCGCCACGCTGGGCGCCGGAATGAACAAGCTGTCTGTCACCTTCAAGCAGACGTTTACACCCTGATACGCCGCGTTTTCAATCAACCCCGCCAAGTGCGGGGTTTCTTGTTTCTGGAGCCCCATGAATTACAACTCGGATATTCAAAAGCTCGAGCCGGGAAATCAGATAAGGCTGCTCGAGCTCGATGCAACACGGCTCGGTGGAACGCTTTGGCGCTTTCATGGCCACGCCCAGGAAGGCGACATCATTTGGCAGGGCAATCTGTACAGCGCCATTCAGTTTGAAGCGAAAGGTTTCGATATCCGTGGCGATGGCCGGGCCGCGACTCCGACATTGCAGTTTGCCAACGAGATCGATGGGGTGCGTGGCGCGATATCAGCGATCTGTCTTCAGCTCAAGGATCTGTCTGGTGCAAGGGTGCGGGTCATCGAGACTTTTCGCCATTTTCTGGACGCTGCCAATTTTCCAGAAGGCAATCCAGATGCCAGCAACCAGTCAAAAATAAATCTCTGGTACATCGAGCAAAAGACCACTGAAAACCGCGAGCAAGTGACGTTTGCGCTTTCCAGTCCATTGGATATGGAAGGGCAGATGCTGCCGTCGCAGCAGATTACTAAGCTCTGCCGGTGGGCTATGCGTGGGCAGTACCAGGGTGAGGCCTGCGCCTATACCGGCACTGCCATGTTCACCAAAAAGAATGATCCCACCGACAACCCTGCGCTGGATCGATGCCGCGGCGACTGGAACGCCTGCAAGTTGCGGAGCAATACACGCCGGTTTGGCGGATCCATGGGCGCCAGCCTGATAGCCAGTTCGAGGTAGTTATGCGCATCAGTCAAAAACTTCAAACAGATATCCGGGCCCACGCCGAACTGGTTTACCCGGCTGAGTCCTGCGGGCTGCTAATTCGTGGCGAATCTGGGCGTGAGTACGTGCCTTGCCGTAACGCGGCACTCACGCCGCGCGAGCATTTTCAGATCGACAAGAATGATCAGGCCGCCGCCGAAGACCGCGGCGAGGTGCTGGCGATTGTCCACAGTCATCCGGATGCTGCGCCGGCGCCGAGCATGGTCGACCGCGTCAGTTGTGAATTACACGAGTTGCCCTGGGCGATTGTCGGCTGGCCCGGCGGTGATATCGAGTGGTTCACGCCCTCTGGCTTCTCGGCGCCGCTGTTGGGCCGAGACTTTGCCCATGGCCTGCTCGACTGCTGGGGCGCTTGCCGCGATTGGTACGCCCGCGAGGCCGGGCTGCAACTGCCAAACTTTGAGCGACAGAATCTCTGGTGGGAACAAAAAGACGGCCCGAGCCATTACGAAGAAAACTTCGAGTCGGTCGGATTTGTTCGCGTCGATGAGGCGCGCCGTGGCGATCTGCTCATTTTCCATATACCGACCCCGGGCAGGCCCTGCTATCACCCGAATCATGCCGCGATCTATCTCGGCGATGAGCCGGCCCTTCTCAGCGAGCCAGCGGCGACCTTGGGTGGCTCCGGCCCATTCATCTATCACCACATGCCTGGGCGATTAGCCAGCCGAGAAATCTACGGCTGGTCGATGGCGAACCGGATGCGCCTGATACTGCGGCACAAGGATTATCGGCCATGAAGTGGACAATCAAACTCGGTGGTGTTCTGGGTAAGAAATTTGGGCGCGTGTACGAGATGGAGCTTGGTGGGTTCAGGGATGCCATGAGCGCCCTCTGCAACATGAAGCCAGGCTTCGAGAAGTTCATGCGCACTGCCGAAGAGCGCGGCTTGGTATTTGCGGTGTTTATCGATGGGCGGAACATCGGGGAGGATGAGTTGGGCCTTCGCTCAAGCCTGCCCAGCGTGATCAGAATCATGCCAATCATTCAAGGTAGTAAACAAGCCGGCCTGTTCCAGGTATTGCTGGGCGTGGTGCTTATCGTCGCGGGGGTTTTTTCGGGTGGTACAAGCTCTGCCCTAGGGCTGAGTCTGCTCGCCGGTGGCGCGGCCGTTGGTCTCGGAGGCGTGGTGCAGATGCTTTCGCCGACACCGCCAACCGGTCTCGGTGCAGACAATAAAGATGGCAACAACCCCAGCTACGGTTTCGGCAGCGCCGTCACGACAATTGCTCAGGGTAACCCTTATCCGGTGTTGTACGGGGAGCGGGAGGTTGGCGGCGCGGTCGAGTCTGGAGGGATTTACACCCAAGACCAGATGTAAAAACGGAATAACCCAAAAACCTCGCTCCGGCGGGTTTTTTTGTACCTGGAGAAAACGAATGGGCGCGGCACTGAAAAAAACACGTGGTCCGGCTGTTGGCAGCAAAGGCGGTTCCGCTACTCCAAAACAGCCGAGCATTGCGACCAACAGCATCCCGTCACTGGCCACCGCGCGGATTGTCTATTTGTGGAGTTGGGGACCGGTTGTTGGGCCAGTCGATGGACTTAAATCGGTCAAGCTCAATGACACCCAGGTAATGGCCGACGACGGCACGCTGAACTTCCCGGATGTTAAATGGCAGTTTCGCTCGGGTGAGTTGAACCAGGACCGGCTGGCGGGTATCGCCGAAGCCAGCAATGAAATCACTGTAAATCAGCAGTTGTTCAGCACCACGCCTTGGCTTTACAGCGTCACCAACCCTTCGTTGGATGCCGTGCGAATTCGTTTCGGTTGGCCACAACTCCAGTCTCAAGACCAGAGCGGGAATATTAACGGCGTCCGGATCGATTACGCCATTGATGTATCGACCGACAACGGCCCGTTCGCAACGCTGGTAACGTCGTTCGTGGATCGCAAAAACGTCACAAAGTACGAGCGATCGCATCGGGTCGATCTGCCAGCCGGTAGCCGGTGGTCAGTTCGTGTTCGACGCTTGACCCCAGAGGCCAACAGCTCATTGGTTATCGATGGGATGCTGATTGAAGCGATCGCCGAAGTGGTCGACAGCGATCAGGAATACCCGCTCACTGCCGTTTCAGCGCTGGAATATGATGCCCAGCAGTTTGGTGGCGACATCGCCAAAATCGCTGTACGGATGCGCGGGCGAATCGTGCGAGTGCCGGCCAATTACGATGCGGTGACACGCACCTACTCCACGGGCGGAACGGGCACGACCAACGGAATTTGGGACGGCACTTTCACCGAGGCATATACCAACAACCCAGCATGGGTATTTTACGACCTGGTGCTGCATCCTTATTACGGGCTGGGCGAGCGCATCGATGGCACGATGATCGACCGGTTCGCGCTCTACCGCATCGCTCAGTATTGCGATCAGATGGTTTCAGATGGCAGCGGCGGCATGGAGCCGCGGTTCACTTGCAATCTGTACTTGCAAAAGCAGGCCGAGGCCTATGCCGTCCTGCAGGATCTGGCATCTATCTTCCATGGGCTGGCGTTCTGGGATGGTAGCCAGATCGTGGTCAACGCCGATATGCCTGGCGACCCGGTTTACACATACACCCCGTCGCAGATCCTCAACGATGGGAACATCGAGTATGCCGGGACCCGCTGGCGCGATCGCCACACGTTGGCCATGGTGGACTGGGACAATCCAGCGCTGGGCTACGACACCGACAAAGAACCGGTGTTTGACGAAGACGCGATGGCCGAGATTGGATCGGTCAGGGATTTGTCGGTAGCGGCAATCGGCTGCACGACTCAAGGTCAGGCTCAGCGCGCTGGGTTGTGGGCGTTGATGACTGAGCAGTTACAAACCCGCGGTGCAAAGTTCGGCGTTGGCCTAGACGGTCAGATTCCACGCCCTGGCCAAGTCATTGCGGTTGCCGATCCGATGTTTGCTGGCCGGGCCAATGGTGGACGGATCAGCTCCGTCGCTGGCCGCGCAATTACGCTCGATCGCGAAGTAACGCTTCCTGCCGGCGCACGTTTGTTCTGCAACCTGCCGAGCGGTAA